CCGGTGTTAAGGATTCTTCTGGTTCTGTTATTGATGATCAGGTTTTTGGTTATCAAGAAGCTTGGGCTGATTACCGTTATAAGCCGTCTCGTGTGTCTGGCGAGATGCGTTCTCAATATTCGCAGTCTCTTGATGTTTGGCATCTTGCCGATGATTATTCTTCTTTGCCTATGCTTTCGGATTCTTGGATTCGTGAGGATAAGGCTAATGTTGATCGTGTGCTTGCAGTCACTTCTTCTGTTAGCAATCAGTTGCTTGCCGATATTTATATCAAGAACCGGACTACTCGCCCGATGCCGATGTACTCTATCCCCGGTATGATCGACCATCATTGATTTGCCACAGGACTGATATTATCTGTTCTTATATGGTTATGAGGTGATTTAATGACTACTGGTAAAGATGCTGGTCAGGTTCAGAGTGTCCCTGCTGTTGGAAATTTGGATTCTGCTCTTTCTCGTATTACTCGGACTGCTTCAGAAAACACTGCTAAAAGCGCTCAGATGGCTTCTGAGCAACGCGACTGGCAGGAGCGTCAAAATGCCTTGGCTATGCAGTTCAACGCTCAGGAAGCCGCTAAAAGCCGTTCTTGGCAGGAATATATGAGCAATACTGCTCACCAGCGTGAGATTCGTGATCTTAAGGCAGCCGGTTTGAATCCGGTTTTAAGTGCTATGGGAGGTAACGGCGCTGCCGTTACCTCCGGTGCTACCGCTTCCGGCGTGACCTCTGCTGGTGCTAAGGGTGAGGTTGATACCTCTGCTAATGCTGCTCTTGTGCAAATGCTTGGATCGGTGCTTTCTGCTCAAACCCAGTTGCAAACTGCAAACGTCAATGCACGTACACAGGAAGCGGTAGCAGATAAGTACACCGCGATGGAGAAGCTTGTTGCCCAGATCGGCGCCGATGCTTCTAAATATGGTGCCGCGCTTAGTTATGCTGGCTCTAAGTACAATGCCAATATGCATTATGCTCTTGGTAAGTATCAGACTGATAAAGGATTTGAGAATCAGGTTTTTCTTGAGCAGAATTATCCTTCGAACTATGTTCAAGCTGTTAATTCTATTCTTAAGGCTTTTGGTATTGATGTTACAGGAGGGTCTACTTCCGATGAAGGTTCTGTTTCTGCTGTACAGTATGCTAAACTTCTGGAAAAGTATAATGCTGCTCTTCTTGGATCAGGTTCTAAACGTTCTAGGCATCAGAGATAAAGAAAACAGAAAGCTCCGGAGCTCTGCTTCGGAGTTTCTGTTTTGTAACCAAGCGTGAGCGCGGTTAGCGAATAGATATGCACCAGCGAGCGCCAGCGAGCGGACACAGCCCCATTACTCTCTTGATGTAATGGGGCTGAGTGACACCACGAAAAGCAAAATGCATCTCTTTAGGTTATTGACAAGCTATGAATATATGATAAACTAATGAATATAATAAACTGTAAGGTGATTAAATGAAAAATGATGATAAAGATAAAATGCTTGATGATTTTTGTCTGTAGATGCTTTTGCTTGTAGGAGCTGGTGTTGCTCTAATTGTTATTGTCTATTCTTTTCTTTGATGTTTCCTCTTGAATTTTTGTGATGGGGATACGATATCCCCATGCAAGGTAGGTGATTTTGTGCCCTGCTATCATCCTTTGAAAGCCTTTGTTTTAGGCGAAAAAGATGGCAAACGGTTGCTCAAGGTGACGAGCTACGAGGTAGATCATCTTGAACGTGTTGGTAAAGGCTTTGTGTGTATGCGAAGTCCGCCTATTGGTCGTCCCGGTGATGTTACGGAGTTCATCGAAATTCCCTGCGGTAAGTGTTCCGGTTGTCGGATTCAACGTTCGCGTGAATGGGCTAACCGATGTATGTTGGAGCTTGAGTATCACAAGTCCAGTTACTTTGTAACGCTTACTTATGATGATGGTCATGTTCCGATTCATTATTATTCCGACCCCGAGACCGGCGAGGCCCTGCCGAGTATGTCCCTTGTGAAGCGAGATTTTCAACTTTTTATGAAGCGTCTCCGGAAGAAATTCGGTGAAGGTATTCGTTTTTTCGCATCTGGCGAGTATGGTTCTCAGACGTTTCGCCCTCACTATCATGCAATCATTTTTGGATTGGAGCTTCATGACCTTATACCTTACAAGCGATCTGCTCAAGGTTTCCAATACTTTAATTCTGCGTGTCTTCAAGAAGTTTGGCCGAATGGCTTTGCTGTTGTAGCTCCTGTGACTTGGGAGACTTGCGCTTATACTGCTCGTTATGTCATGAAGAAGCTTACCGGCCCTGAAGCTGAGTTCTATGAGAACTTTAATATTGTCCCTGAGTTTTCGCTTATGTCTCGCAAGCCTGGTATTGCTCGGCAATACTACGAGGATCATCCTGACCTATATGAACATGAGTTCATCAACATTTCGACTGAGAAAGGAGGAAGGAAGTTTCGACCTCCGAAGTATTATGACAAACTTTTTGATCTCGATTGTCCGGAAGAATCTGCCAAGCTTAAGGCTGTTCGTCAGAAGATGGCAGCTGAAGCGCAGAAAGCAAAACTTCAAAAGACCACACTTAGTTATTTAGACCAGCTTGCCGTTGAAGAACGGAACCAGCTGGCCCGAATAAAATCATTGAAAAGGAGTTGTATTTAATGCGTAAAAAGATGCGTCCTAAGAAAGACAAGAAGGTCTTTCGCCGTACTGCTGCGAAGTCCAAGAAGATCAACATTAACCCGACCGTTTTCAGAGGAGGTATTCGGCTGTGAAATACGGTGTTTATTCGATTCGCGATGCTCGCACGGGCTTTCTCCCGCCTACCGTAGATCAGAACGATTCTTCCGCCATGCGGAATTTTGCTCATGCCTGTATGCAGAAGGAAAGCCTTCTGTTTTCCCACATTGAGGATTATTCCCTCTGCAAGGTTGGCGAGTTTGACAACGAGACCGGTACGATCTCGTCTCAGCTTCCCGAAGTGATTTTGGATGGTACGTCTATCCAGAGAAAGGATGTTTGATCATGTATGATGAAAAGCTTGGATTCTCTACTCAGTATCGTTCGCGAACTCGTTTCATTTCAAATGGAGGCCAGCGCGAACGGATTCTCTATCAACCTAAGTTTGATGAGAATGGAGTTATGGATCTCGTTGAATCTGGTCGAGAAGACCTTTATGATTTCATTCAATCGCACGCAGACTCTGTCGACATCCACGTGATTCTCGCTCGATTTCAGAATGGCGATGTTGACGCGCTTTCGCGTGTCCAAGGCGCTTATGGTGATTTCACCAATATGCCCACAACCTACGCTGACCTTCTGAACAGGGTCAATGAAGGTCAGAGCTTTTTCAATTCTCTTCCTGTGGATATCCGCGCAAAGTTCAATCACAATTTTGCGGAGTTTATGGCTGGTATGGACAAGCCTGATTTCCTCGATAAGCTCGGAATCAAGCCCGAGGGAGAGCCCGACCCGTCCCCGGAGGAAAAACCGGATGTTGAGCCGAAAAAGGAGGTTTCGGAATGAATCGGAATGTTGAATCTCATTTTGCGCTTAATCCCACGAACATTGATATCCGCCGCTCGACGTTTGACCGTTCGCATACTCATACGACTTCGTTTAATGTTGGTGACATTGTTCCTTTTTTCATTGACGAAGTACTACCGGGAGATACGTTCAACGTGGTCACATCCAAAGTTGTGCGCTTGCAGACGCTGCTTACTCCAGTTATGGATAACATCTATCTCGACACGTATTTCTTCTTCGTACCGAACCGCCTTACTTGGTCTCATTGGAAGCAGTTCAACGGTGAGAATACGGAATCCGCGTGGATTCCTCAGACAGAGTATGAAATTCCTCAGGTTACTGCTCCTGCTGATGGTGGATGGTCTGTTGGAACTATTGCCGACTATCTCGGTGTGCCTACTGGCGTTCCTAATCTTTCCGTTAGTGCTCTTCCCTTTCGAGCTTATGCCTTGGTGATGAATGAGTGGTTTCGTGATGAAAACCTATCTGACCCGCTCGTTGTTCCCGTCGATGATGCTACTGTAGCAGGTGTTAATACCGGCACGTTTGTGACTGATGTTGCGAAAGGCGGCCTCCCCTATAAGGCTGCCAAGTATCATGATTATTTCACGAGTTGTCTTCCTTCTCCGCAGAAAGGCCCGGATGTTTTGATTCCCTCGGTTACTTCTGGTGAATATCCTGTTGTTACTCGTGAAAAGCCTCACGATCCCGGTGGATATGCTTTGACCGGTGTTTCTAATATTTCTTTTGATTCTGTAGATCGACCGGTTAATATCTATGATTCTCTTGCTTTTAAGCCCGTTGCTTCTGGTTCCAATTATGCTGGCATTACTGGTTTTGGTCGTACTGCCGAAAAGCCTGGTTTTGACCCTGTTAACCTTTATGCTGTTTCTTCCGGTGGTCTCGGTGCTTCGATTAGTCAGCTTCGTATGGCGTTCCAGATTCAGAAGCTCTATGAGAAAGACGCCCGCGGTGGTTCTCGCTACATCGAAATTCTCAAGTCTCATTTCGGCGTGACTTCTCCTGATGCTCGCCTTCAGCGTCCTGAATATCTTGGTGGTAACCGTGTCCCCATCAATATCAATCAGGTTGTGCAGCAGTCGGCCACGGCCTCCGGCGAAACTGCCCAAGGTACTGTTACTGGTATGTCCGTCACCACGGACACACATTCTGACTTTACCAAGTCTTTCACAGAGCATGGCTTTGTTATTGGCGTTATGGTCGCTCGTTACGATCATACTTACCAGCAGGGTCTTGAACGTTTTTGGTCTCGTAAGGATCGCTTTGATTTCTATTGGCCTGTTTTCGCCAATATCGGCGAACAGGCTGTGAAGAACAAGGAGATTTTTGCTCAGGGTCCCGGTGTTAAGGATTCTTCTGGTTCTGTTATTGATGATCAGGTTTTTGGTTATCA